GCCCGATGTTAGCATTCGAGAGATCGTCACAAGGGTGCGGACGGGGGACATACCATTCTCATGGTTTATTGTCTCGTTGTACCCGAAGGAGAGAGAGTTCAAGATAGCAGCCCGGATGTTTGCTATGATGGTGTTCGAGATGAGAGCATTTTTCACAGCAACCGAGGCCAACATCGCTGACAAAGTCTTCCCATTCCTCCCACAGCAGACAATGACTCTGTCGAAACAGGAGATCCAAGAGCTCTTCCACAAAATCACAGAGTCTCCGGATGATGTTGACCTGGAAAGGTTGTTCCTAGAGGTAGACCTTACCCGTTGGAATCTTCGTTGGCACCCTGAAGTTGTCGATCCAGTCGGTAGAGACCTGGATGACATGTTTGGACTCCCTGGAACATTCACTGCCATCCATCACTTCTTTGAAAGATGCATGATACTCGTTCGGGTCCCGACTTGTGAGCCTGAGGGAATCAATCTTCCAGAACCTCCCGAGTCTGACCTTTGCTTCTACAACCACGAGGTTGGCTTTGAGGGCATTGGACAGAAACCATGGACTCTTCTTACATATGGGATGATAGATCTTGGGGCTGGTGACTTGGCAACTAGATATTACCTCATCGGAGCTGCAGATAATCAGATCATCCTGATGTCAATCGACTGCACTGGAGTTGCTGATAAGAGAGCCCACATTCGAGCGATTGCAGCAGAGGCAAAGAGGAGAATCCAAGAAGAATGTCTAAAAGTTGGTCAAGAAGCAAAACCGGATGAGTGCTTAGAGTCAACAAGCTCAGTGACATATGGCAAGAATGTTTATATCTATGGTATTGAGTACTTCACTTCTATCAAGGCTCATAGTCGCATATTCCCTCATAGCTCTTCTGACTTTCCCTCTCTTGATGGATCAATGGGGTCTATTAGTGGGCAGTGTCTATCTGCAGCGGAACAAACTAAAGAACCAATGCATTCGTTTGCATTATGGTGTTTCCATGCAGCTTTATATCTGTACAGGATAACAGAATCTGTATTCGTTGAAGCTAGCCAGTTGTCAGTCAGATTTAAGGACACAATGTCAGACAGAGTGATCTATGGGTTACTTATCCTTCCCAGTGATCTTGGAGGAACTCAGATTGCACCTGTGACATCATTCCTGTACAAGGGTGGGGCAGATCCGTTGTCGAAATCATATGCTTCCTTAAGGTTCTATCAAGGATCGTCTGGTCTATCCCGGAAGTTCATTCACTCCTTGCAGACATGTGCATGGCTCGAAGAAGACCCTGATCTCGACCAGCTGCTAGATGATCCATATGGACTTCCCTTGACACGCCCTACAACAGCGGAAAACGCTATCTACAGAGCTAGCAAGATGAAAGTGAATGGATTGTCAAGAAATAGGGAGATTAAAGAGTTGACATCAGTGAAGATCGATGATTACGATAAAGACTTGAGAGAACTACTCAAGTCATGCCGACCTTTCAATCCTGTGCTATTGTCCGATATCCTTGGATGGTCTGTTGTCGGTGCTCAGGATACAATATCAAGGATGTTCACATCAACAAGAACCATTCAGTCTCTGCTGCAAGGTGATGCAGACCTATCAGTCTGTGCTAAGATCTTGGCAACGGGAACAGGTCATTTCTTGAACACCGTTGCTAGGATAGCATTGTCGACTCAGGGGGAGAGCAAGATAATGAGTGTATATAAGGACATATGTCTGATGAGATCACGCTGGGGCCACAAAGACGGTATCGAGATATCAGGTGTCACATCTTACGTTCCATTTGATTTACCTCTCATCGTGGCGGATAGCCCAATACACCGTAAAGGCTTCAAAGCCATGGCACTGCCTCCACGATCTCATGACCCCTTCCATGAGCGTGGTCCAGAAG